CCTGTTCGTGACTGGGCTGCTCAGCCTCTGCCTGACGGCCTGCGCGGCAAAGCCGGTGGTAGTAACAAAGACCCAGGCCGTAAGGCTGGAGGCCCCTGAACTGATCCCGTGCGAAAGGGTTGATGAGGATGCTGCCGACCTTCGCTTGAATGGCGATGTGTGGGAACTGAAGGACAGGGCAATCAACCTGCTCGACACTTGCGCTGACCAGGTAGACGCCCAGATCAAGCGCAGCCAGAGCAAGTAGTCAGTCACGGTGACCTCAGATGCTTCAGATCGACGCTCGAACCAACATCGAAGAGCTTTCGAAGGCTTTGCGCACGGTTGGTGAAAAGCAGCTGCCATTCGCCTTTGCGTTAATGGCTACCCGTCTGGCCGTTCTGGTGAAGAAGGGCGAGTTGTCGGTGCTGAAGGCGCGCATCGATCGGCCAACCACCACGACCCTGAATAGTCTTTATGTGAAGCCGGCCAAGAAGGGGAAGCCAGAGGCTCGCACGTTCTTCAAGGACGCATGGACATCTGGTGTTCCCGCGGACACATACCTGCAGCAGGCAGTGAAGGGTGGTCGCCGGCCTCATAAGCGTTTCGAGAAAGCGCTGATCGCAAAAGGGATCATGAAACCTGGGCAGTACGCACTGCCAGCGGCATCAGCACTCAATCAGTTCGGCAACGTTCCGCGCGGCACGATCATGAAGATCCTGTCGGGCCTTGGTGCGGCCGAGACCGTCAGTGGTGTGCAGGCCAACGCCACAGGCAGCAAACGCAGTAAGCGTAAGGGCAATGCCCAGAAGTATTTCGCCGGCGAAGTCGACGGCACCCAGGGCGTTTGGGAGCGGAAGAAGACGGCGTGGGGTGATGCGGTTCGCCCGGTGTTCATCTTCAGTGATGGCGAGCCTGGCTACCGGGTCATCCTGCCGTTCTACAAGATCGCCGACAACATCGTGAAGGCGAACAGGGTTCGTGAGTTCCAGAGCGCAATGGATGCGGCACTGGCGACGAAACGATAGGGGTTCTCGAATGACGGGCATGGCGCGCACCATGGCGGTGCACCCACCCCCCCCTTTGGGTCCTTCCCCGGCCCCTAGCCCCATGCGGGTAATTCGGGCCCCGCGCGCCAAATATGTATGACCTTTTTCCCACGGTTGGTTGTTGTTTAATCATGGCCAAAAACGAAACAACCAAACAGCGCGGGTGGTTGAACAAATCCGAGATGGCTTCGAGCCTCGGGATTTCCCCGCAAGCCTTTGACAAATGGGGAGTTGCGCCTGTCGCACGCATCGGTCGAGAGGCGTTTTATACCGTGCAGAATGTGGTGGAAAACCGCGTTGAACATGCGCAACGGAAACAACAACCGACGGGGGATGGAACCGAAGGTCTCGATCCGCTGATCGAGTACAAGCTGCTCGAAGAGCGCCGCGGCCTCACCGCCGCTCAGCGCATTGCCCAGGAGAAGAAGAACCTGGTGCTGGACAAGCAGCTCGTGCCCGTTCCATTCGCCACATTTGCCCTGGCAAAAATCGCCGCTCAGATCGGCTCGAAACTGGACACCGTCGGAAAGACCGTCACTCGACGTCACCCCGAGGTTGACCCTCGGATAATCGAGTCGGTCGAGCGGGAGATCGCGCTTGCTCGAAATATTGCCGCCAGCTTTGGTGAGCAACTTCCGGAATTATTAGATGAGTACGCTGAGTCCGTGGCTGAATGATCTACGCAAGTCGATCAAGCTAGGACTCCAGGCGCTCTATAAAGAACCACCGCAAACCGCCGTCGAGTGGGCGGATAAGAACTTCTACATGTCGGCTGAGTCCTCCTACAACGAGGGCAAGTGGACGACCGAGCCGTTCCAGGTCGCAATCCTGAACAGCATGGGCAACGACCTGATCAACGTCGTCAACTTCATCAAGTCGGCGCGGATCGGCTACACCAAGCTGTTGATGGCGAACATCGGTTACAAGATTCAGCACAAGCGCCGCAACGTGATGATGTGGAGCCCAACCGACCCGGACGCCGAGGACATCAGCAAGAGCCACGTTAACGGCATGATCCGCGACGTACCGGCGGTGGGCGACCTAGCCCCATGGTTCGGGCGCAAGCACAGCGATAACACACTCGACCAGAAGATATTCGCCAACCGCCGCACGCTCTGGATCCGCGGCGGCAAGGCTTCGCGCAACTACCGCGAGAAGTCAGCTGACGAGGTGATCTACGACGAGTTGTCCAACTTCGACGAGAGCGTCGAAGGGGAGGGCTCTCCTATCACCCTGGGTGACAAGCGCCTCAACGGTGCGATCTACCCTAAGTCGATTCGTGGTTCAACGCCAAAGCGTGTCGGCTCCTGCCAGATCACCAAGGCGGTCGAGGAGTCGCCATACCTGCTGAAGTTTCACATCGACTGCCCGCACTGCCACCAAGAGCAGACGCTCAAGTGGGGCGGCAAGGATTGCGAATTCGGCCTGAAGTGGGAAAAGAACGCACTCGGCGAGGCGGAAAAAGCTTGGTACTTGTGCGAGCACGCAGCCTGCGTGATCTGGCACAACGAGATGGTCGAGGCGTCGAAGACCGGTCGCTGGATCTGCGAGCACACCGGCATCTGGACCCGTGACGGGATGGACTGGTTTGGGGTTGACGGCGAAATTATGCGCACCCCGCGTTCTGTCAGCTTCAGCATCTGGGCGATTTACAGCACCTGGAGTACCTGGCTCAGCCTGGCGGAAGAGTGGCTGAAGGTGAAAGGCGATGTCTCAAAGCTGATCACCTTCATGAACACCACGCGCGGCGAAACGTGGGACGACGACCAAGGCGAGAAGCTCGACTCCGAAGTTCTGTACGGGCGCCGCGAAGTCTATCCGCAGGTCCCGGCCCTTGGGCTTGTTCTTGTTGGTGGCATCGATACCCAGGACGACCGTTTCGAGGGGCGTGTCTGGGCGTTCGGCCCAGGCGAGGAGGCATGGCTGGTCCATCGTTTCATTCTGATGGGCGACCCGGCCAGCGAAGAGCTTCGCCGCAAGGTGGGGCTCGAGTTGCACCGACAATTCACCCGGGTTGACGGCACCGTCATGAAGGTTGAGCGCTGGACGTGGGACGCTGGCGGCCACTATGCCGACGAGGTGTACGCCGAAAGCCGTAAGCATGGCGTGCACTGGGTCGTGCCAATCCGTGGTGCGACCATCTACGGCAAGCCGATCGCGAACTTCCCTCGCACGAAGAACAAGGTGCACAAGGTCTTCCTCACCGAGGTGGGCACCGACAACGCCAAAGAGTTGCTGTACAGCCGCATGGTGCTTCCTGTCGATACGGCTGCCTCACAGGCAGGCGTGTCTCAGCCAGGCGTTGTTCACCTTCCGGCAAATGACACGATCTGCGATGAGTCGGAGGTCAAGCAACTCACCTCAGAAAAGAAAAAGGCAGCCATATCCAAAGGCAAGCGCGTAATGCGCTGGGACAGCGGTGGCCGACGAAACGAGGCTCTCGACTGCTTCGTGTACGCGCTCGCCGCCCTGCGCATATGCCAGCAGCGGTTCGGGCTCGATCTCGATCTGTTGGTTGCTGCTGTCACTGGGGGCAATGAACCGGATGCCGAAGAACGGCCGCGCAAGAAATCCTCTCACTGGAATAAAAACTGATGGCCTACACGATCGAGCAATACAACGCCCTGCAGGCGGCAATCGCTGAAGGGGCGTTGTCGGTCCGGTACGCCGACAAGAGCGTCACCTATCGGTCACTCGACGAGATGATGCGGATCCTCAAGCACATGGCCACCGACCTGGGGCTGAACGCCTGCAACGACGGCGGACGCCGCTACACCTCATTCTCCAAAGGATACTGCCCATGAGCATGCTCGACAGCCTGTTCCCTGGGTATGCAGCGAAGCGATCCGAAATGCGGCTGAAGAAAGCACGCACGGACATAGCGCTGAAGATGATCGAGCGGCGGTTTGAGGGTGCGGCCGGAGGCCGGCGTAATGATGGATGGCGCGCCACCGGTGCCGACGCGAACGTCGAGAACGCTCCGGCCCTGGCCAAGCTTCGCAACCGCGCGCGTGATCAGCGGCGCAACAACCCGTTCGGTGAGCGCGGGATAACGGGCATTGCTGACAACGCTGTGGGCGCCGGCATTGTGCCGTTGCCGTTGGCTAAGCGGGATCGCGACGGGCTACGGCTTATGGATCTGTGGAAGGCCTGGGCCGAGACCACCGTTTGTGATGCTGACGGACTGGATAATTTTTACGGCCTGCAGCACATGATTATGGAGGCCGTTGCCGAAAGCGGTGAATGCTTGGTTCGCCGGCGCCGCCGCTTCAGCTCTGACGGCTTGCCGGTCCCGGTCCAGCTGCAAGTACTCGAGGCTGACTTTCTCGATGAGTCGAAGGCTGACATCGTCGGGCTAAACCGGATTATCCAGGGCGTCGAGTTCGACGCGCTCGGCCGCCGAGTCGCGTATTGGTTGTTCGATGAGCACCCTGGCGCGAACGCGGTGTGGGGATCCCTGCAATCGCGCCGCGTTCCCGCCGAGGATGTGATTCACGTCTTTCTCCGCAAGCGCCCCGGACAAGCTCGCGGCTATAGCTGGCTGGCACCTGTCATCCAGCGCATGCGCAACTTTGACGAGATGGAAGACGCGGTGATGGAGCAGGCGAAGATCGCCTCCTGCTTCGCCGCATTCGTCACCAAGGACGAAAACAGCGGTTCCTCTGGCGGCAAGAAGCCGCCACTGATTGACCGAGTAGAGCCGGGAATTGTCCAGGAGCTTGGGTTCGGGGAAAGCGTCAGCTTCGGCACTCCCCCGACGTTCAACGGCTACACGACCTACTCCTGGCAGCAGTTGCACGCCATGGCGGTTGGCCTGGGTGTTCCTTATGAGTTGCTCACCGGAGACCTAAAAGGCGTCAACTTTTCGAGCGGTCGAATGGGTTGGTTGAACTTCGCGCGACGCGTTGACGTTTGGCAGTGGCGCATGTTGATCCCGCAATTGTGCGATCAAGTTTGGCGCTGGTTTATGGAGGCGCAGGTGCTTCTCCCTGGTGGCGTTACCGAAGACGTGAAGGCGTATTGGGTTCCGCCGCGCCGCGACATGGTCGACCCGAAGGCGGAAACAGAGAACGTCATCACTCGCGTGCGCAACGGCCTCACCACCTGGCCAGACGCGCTGCGCGAACTTGGCATCACCGACCCCAAGCGTCACGCCGAACAAATCAAGAAAGCAAACGACATGATCGACGAGTACGGGTTGGTGCTGGACTGCGACCCGCGCCGAGTTGCGGCCGCAGGTTCGCCGAGTCAGCCACCATCAAACGAAGAGAAACCAGACGATGCCAACTCCGAACCAGGCGACGACGAACAAGACCCATGAGACGCCGGTGCTGAGCCTGCGCGCCGCTGTGCGCGAAGGCTCGATTGATGTAGAAGCCCGTACCGTCGAGCTGACTTGGACTACTGGCGCCAAAGGGGCGCGATGGAACTGGGACGTTGGCAGCTACATGGAGGAACTGGAGGTTAGTCCAGAAGCTGTTCGAATGGACAGGCTGAACAATGGCGCTCCTCTTCTCAATAGCCACAAGTGTGATGACTTGGGTGACGTTATTGGTGTTGTTGAGCGCGCCTGGCTCGAAGGCGAGCTAGGTCACGCGCTCGTTCGATTTAGCAAGCGCGATGATGCTGAAAAAATATTTCAAGACGTCCAAGACAAAATTCTTCGAAAGATCAGCGTCAAGTACGTCGTGCACCGGTACCAAATCACGGAAGACAGCGAAGAAAAGCTTCCAACTTACCGGGCGGTGGATTGGGAGCCGTTGGAGCTTTCGGTGGTGCCGATTGCCTTCGACGATGGTGCCAATATCCGCAGTTCCGCGACCCCGGCCGAATACACGGGCCGTCGATTCCCCACAGTTTTTGAAGTTCGGTCGGCGGTTGAGCCGATCGTAGAACCGGCCGCCGTGCCTATTATCCAAGAGGAAGTTGCAATGACCGAAGAAGAGAAGCGCGCGGCCGACGAGAAGCTTCGCCGTGAGTCGGCTGAAGAAGAGCGCAAGCGCAGCTTGACCATTCGCACCATGGCCCGAAAGGTCGGCATTGATGACGAAGCTGTCGTCGATGACTTGATCGCTCGGGGCGTTTCCGTGAGCGATGCGAGCGCCGCCCTGATTGATGTCGTGGCTGAGCGCCAGAACAAGGATCAGCCACAAACCCGCAACAGCCAGCCAACCATCGTTAACGGTGGCCAGGATGTCGCCATCCTGAACGCCAAGCGCTCTGCCATGCAGAATGCTTTGCTGCACCGCTGCGACACCACCGTCAAGCTGGAAGACGCTGGCCGCGAGTTCCGTGGCATGCGCCTGGTGGACATGGCGCGCGAGTTCGTCGAGATGGCTGGCGGTAACGCACGCGGCATGACCCCGCAGGAGCTGGCCCGCGCGGCCTTGGGTTGCGATCGCCAAGCGGTTCGAGCCGCCGGCATGCACAGCACCAGCGACTTCCCGCTGCTGCTCGGCAGCACTGTGAACCGCACACTGCGTGATGCGTACACCAACGCCCCTCAAACCTGGCGCCCGCTGGGCCGTCCGACAACTGTGCCGGACTTCCGCGCTGTAACTCGCGCAGCCCTGGGCGACATTGCGGCGCTCGAGCAGGTTAAGGAACACGGCGAATACAAGTACGGAACGCTGTCCGAAGACGGTGCACCGATCAAAGTCGCCAAGTTCGGCAAGATCATCGCCATCACATGGGAAACCATCGTGAACGATGACCTGGGTGCGCTTACCCGTATCCCGGCAGCGCTCGGTAATGCTGCTGCGGCGACCGAGTCCAACGTGGTCTGGGCCCTGCTGCTGGGCAACCCGACCTTCACCGATGGTGTTCCGTTCTACGATGCGGGCCACGCTAACCTCGCGGCCAGCAACGGTGCAATCAATACCACAACCTTGGCGGCTGCCCGCGCAGCGATGCGTAAGCAGAAGAGCAAGGCTGGCGAGTTCCTCAACCTGGCTCCCGAGTACCTGGTGGTCGGCCCGGACAAAGAGCTGGAGGCTTACCAGTTCACCAGCTCCAACTACGTGCCAGCGAAGAACGCCGACATCAACGATGTGCGCAACGCCTCGCTGACTGTAATCGTCGATGCCCGCATCACCGGCAACCAGTGGTACCTGTTCGCTGCACCTGGTTCCATCGATACCTTTGAATACGCCTACCTCGAAGGTGAGCAGGGTGTGTTCACCGAAACCCGCGAGGGCTTCGAAGTCGACGGCATGGAAATCAAAGCCCGCCTGGTGTTCGGCGCAGCCTGGATCGATTACCGCGGCGCTTACAAGAACCCGGGCGCATAAGCCTGCCGTTCGATCCAAACCCAAAAGGGCGCCGCGTGGCGCCCTTTTCGTTTTCCAGTTTTTGTCTCTAAAGGGGACCTTGCATGAAGACTTTCATCCAGCACGGCGACTGCCTCACCGTTCCGGCACCAGCCGGTGGCACCGTTTCCGGCGAACTCTACAAAGTCGGCTCGATCGTAGGCGTGGCCGCTACTACCGAAGTAGCCACTGCACCGGTGGTGCTCAAGCTCGGCGGCGTGTTCGGCCTGAACAAAATCAGCGCCCAGGCCTGGGCAGTCGGTGACCCGATCTACATGAACACCACCAGTCGTGCCCTGACGAACGTGTCGGCCACCGGCCTGGTGTTGGTGGGTATGGCGACTGAGGTTGCTGCTAACCCATCCGCCACCGGTGCCTGCCGCCTGAACGGCGTATCCGCGCCGGCGGCGGTGGCGTAAATGGGCTGGGCCTCAATGGCCCAGCGCATGCTCGGCGTTTCGATCCGCACCTTCAGTGAGCCGACAGCAGCGCTTGATCCATTGGGCGCTGTGTACTGGCTGACCGATGGTGTTGCGCCTGGTGTGCCGTTGGCCCAGGCGGTGTTCGATAGTGCCCACGTTACCGTCGATCCTGAGACTGGCGCGCCGGTGTCCTCTAACAACCCCGTCCTCGGGGTTCGGGTCATTGACTTGCCGAACGAACCCACGAATCGGGATCGCGTCCAGGCGAGGGGTGTTTTATACAAAATCCATGACGTGCAGGCCGACGGCGTGGCTGGTGTGACGCTGTTCCTTCGCAAGGTTTGAATATGGCTCACCCACGAGAACTGATCCGCAAGCAGGCTGTCGCGGTGCTGCTGGGTGCCACCAATGCGGGGGCAAGCGTTTACGCCAGCCGGGTTGCGCCGCTCATTTCCAACGGCTGGCAGAGCGAGTTGCCGGCGATCATCGTTTACACGATGGACGAAACGGCAGAGATCTTTAACCAGGCGCCCAGGGAGTACAGGCGCCGCGTAGAGCTGGTGGTGGAAATACACGCCGAAGGCAATGATGCGCTGGATGACACCCTCGACACGCTGGCTCGCCAGGTAGAGCGCCTCTTGCTCATGGACGACACGCTCGGCGATACGGTGAATGACCTGCAGTACGTGCGCTCGCGCATGGTTCTGCTGGATCAGTCGGAGCACTTGACGGGCGCGTGCCGCCTCATCTTCGACGCCGAATATTTTGATCGTCACCCTGATGACCTATTCAACGAAACCCTGCCCGACCTGAAGTCGGTTAAAACCGAATACAGCCTGGACAACGCGCAGCCGAATCCGGCTGATCGCGCAACAACCATCATCGAGGACCTGAATCCATGACCACGCGCGTGCTCGTGAAACCGGCCGAGGGCCGCCTGGTGCGTCACCCCGACACTTATGAGCAGATCAAGCCAGAAGGCTTGCCTGTTGAACTCAACAGTTACTGGATCCGCAAGGAAAAGGCCGGTGACGTCGTCATCAAAGAGGCTGTAGTACCGGCCGAAACCAAGGGTGAAAAACAATGACCATCGGAATGGATACGATTCCTGGTGCCGGCGCGCTTCGCAAGCCTGGTGTCTACAGCGAGATCGACAACAGCAAGGCGGTGCGCGGCCCTCAGCCGGTCAGCTACCGTCGCCTGCTGATTGGTCAGAAGCTGGCAGCCGGCGCTGCCGCTGCCAACACCCTGATCCGCATCACCAGCCCGGCCCAGGCAGACGTTCAGTTCGGGAAGGGCTCGATGCTGGCTGGCATGGTCCGCGCGGCGATGGCGATCGATACCTACACCGAGCTGCAGGTTCTCCCGGTTGTCGACAATGCCGCAGGGGTAGCTGCTGCTGCCACCCTGGCGTTCACTGGTCCTGCCACCGCATCCGGAACCATCGAGCTGATGATTGCCGGCCGCCGCGTCTCTGTTGGTGTGATCAGTGCCGACACCGCCACCGTGATCGCGGCATCTGTGGTCGCTGCGATCACCGCCGCCGATGATATGCCTGTAACCGCCACGGCTGCCACGGGCACCGTCACGCTGACCAGCCGCCACAAAGGCGAGGCCGGCAACAGCTTGAACGCCCGTGTGAACTACTACACCGGCCAGGTTCTGCCGTCCGGTGTCGCGGTCACCATCAGCGCGTTCACCGGGGGCTCTGGAAACCCTGACCTGGGTTCGGCACTGGCGGCTCTGGGTGATGAGTGGTTCCAGGTATGGGGGCTGGCATATACCGACGCCGCAACACTGGCGACGGTGAAGACTGAGCTGAACAGCCGATTTGCCTGGGATCGTGAAATCGAGGCCCACGCCTTCACAGCGGCTCGAGGCACTCAAGGCTCCCTCGGGGCCCTTGGCGACAGCCACAACAGTCAGCACCTGGTCATCATGATGGCCAACGACGAGCCGATGCCGACCTACGAGAAGGCCTCCGAGACCATGGCGATTGCCGCTCTGTACGCCGCCATCGACCCGGCCCGCCCGATACAGAATTTGAACTATGCGTGGTGCTTGGCTCCCGCTACCGCGGACAAGCTCACGAACCAGGAGCGCAACCTCCTGCTGTTTGACGGTATCGCGACCAGCAAGGTGAGCAACGACGGCACCATGGTTGTTGAGCGCCTGATCACCACCTACAAAACCAACACCGCCGGCGGCCCTGACATCAGCTACCTGGACAGCGAAACGCTCTTCACCCTGATGTACATCCGTCACGACTGGCGCGACTACATCCAGCGCAAGTACCCGAGGAGCAAGCTGGCAGACGACGGCACGCGCTACGGCTTTGGTCAGTCAGTTGTTACTCCTGTGGTTATGAAGGGCGAGGCCATTTCAAAATTCAGGGAATGGGAACGCCTGGGCCTGGTGGAAAACATGGCCGACTTCAAGGCGAATCTAATCATGGAACGCGATGTTAGCGATCCTAACCGCCTCAACGACTTACTGCCGCCTGACCTGGTCAACCAGTTGCGAATCGTGGGCAGCAAAATTCAGTTCCGCCTGTAACGGCGATTGCCAGGAGAAAGAACATGGCAGGAAAAAACCGTATTGGCGGACTCATCGCCTTGAAGGTCAACGGCGACATTTACTTCGCCAAGGGCGCTTTCACTTACAACCTCGGCAAGCCCAAGCGCGAAGGCGTGGTTGGCTCCGACGTTGTCCACGGCTACAAGGAAACCCCTCAGATTCCATTTATTGAGGGTGAGATCACCGATCGCAACGAGCTGAGTCTTGAAGACCTGGTCACGCTCGATGACGCAACCATCACGCTGGAACTCGCCAACGGCAAGGTCATCACCCTGAGTGAGGCCTGGTACGCAGGCGAGGGAACCGGCAACACCGAAGAGGGCAACATCGCTTGCCGCTTTGAAGGCATCTCTGCCGAGGAAATCTCGTAATGGCAAAGGAAAAAACGGTTCAACTCGCCGAGCAAATCACGTTCGGTAAGGACACGTTCACCGAGCTGACCGTGACCCGCAAGCTGAAATACCTGCGCGGCCATGCGTTGCGTATCACTTCGGATGGCAAGGGCAATGGCGGCGCGGACATGGACTTCGCCACCCTGATTGACCTCGGGGCCAAGATGGTTGGCCATCCTCCTGCGTTGCTCGACGAGCTGAGCGAGGACGATCAAGCCGCCGTCATCGGCGAGGCCCGGGATTTTTTGCTGAAGCACCTCGGGGGTGGGAAGGAGGCGTAACCGTCGTCGTCAAAGTTATGAGCGTTCAGCCGTCGGAAGTCATGGAAATGGATTTCGACGAGCTGAATTGGTGGCTTGAGCGCACCGAGGAGTGGGTTGGATGGCAGACAAAGGATACTCCCTAAACGTCATCATCGCGGCCGTGGACAAGATCACCGCGCCGTTGCGTGGGATATTCGGCAAGGTCAAAGCGGCGAGCGCTGGAATTGCAGGTGCGCTTGATCGTACCGGCCTGCCGATTTTCGCGAACAGCCTGAAGAACGTAGGCGGTGCGATCGGCGGCGTGGGTAGTGCGGTTGCTTCAAGCACCCGGAAGCTGCTGGGGCTTGGGGCCACGCTGGGAATCACAGGCGCTGCGCTGAACATGTTTTTCCAGGGTTTCGCTGATGCAACGGGCGCAATTGGTGATACTGCCGAGCGTACCGGCATCAGCCGCGAGCGATTCCAGGAGCTCAGCTTTGCAGCGAAGCTCAGCGGATCGTCAGCGGAAACACTGGGCGGTGCGCTGCAGAAGATGCAAATCAACATCGGCGCAGCAACGGCGGGCTCGAAAGAGCTTTCGCAAATGTTCAAAGGCCTGGGCATCAATATCAAGGATTCGTCCGGCAAGCTGAAAAGCTCAGATGCTTTGTTCGACACCTTCGTTGATCGAATCTCGAAGATCAAAGACCCGTCCCTACAAGCGCAGGCGGCGGTGAAGATCTTCGGCAAGAGTGCCACTGAGCTACTGCCGCTGATCCGCGGCGGCAGTGCGGGGCTCAAGGAAATGTCAGACGAGGCCCGCCGCCTCGGCGTAGTAATTTCTGACAGCGCCGTTCGTGAAGGTGAGGATTTCGGAGATACGCTTGACACGATTCATGCGGCACTCGGCGGTGTCAGCAATAGCATCGGAAGCTCCTTGGTTCCTCAGCTGAATATTCTGGGCAAGCGGTTGATCGAGACGATCGTCAAGTACCGCCCCCAGATTGAAGCATTCGCCACGGCTTTCGCCGAAAACCTGCCTGGAAACATCGAGCGAGTCACCGGATTTCTTGGTGACCTGTACGACGGTGTCCAGCCGGTGATCGAGATATTCAGCTCGCTTTCCGACACCTTCGGCGCGGCCAACCTGATATTCACGGCGCTCGGGTTGTACATCGGCGGCGGCCTCCTGATGGCGGTGCTGAACCTGGCGCTGGCCCTGAAGGGGCTCGGTTTGGCTATCACTCTAACGCCGGTCGGCTGGTTCCTGGCTGCCATCGTGGCCATCGGCGCCGCGGCCTATGTCATCTACAAGAACTGGGACAACATCGTTGGGTTCTTCGAGGACAAATGGGCGGGCGTCAAAGCGGCCTTCAGTGACGGAATAGTCAACGGTATCTGGAAGCTGTGGAAGGAATACAACCCCATCACTTTGATGATGGAAGGCTTCAACGGCCTGATTAAGTACCTGACAGGCTGGGACCTGGGCGCAATCCTCGGTAGCAAGATCACCGAGGCTGTTGCCGCCATCAAGAACGGATTGCCCGATTGGGCCAAGAAGTTACTTGGGATTGACGGTGGCGGTGTCACCGCCGGGGGGGAGGGCGGTTCGCCGTCGGCTGCCACCGGCGGTGCTGACACAGACTTGGGCCGTCGGGCTGCGCAAATCGGCCGGGATGCCGTCCAGCAGTTGGCCCCACCTGAGCAAGCGGTACGGGTGCAGGTAGACCTCAACAACGTTCCAGCAGGGTCCAAGGTGAAAACCGAGGGCAGCCAGGGAGCGACATTCGATACCGACATCGGCTACTCGATGATGGCCCCGTAACCGGAGTTCCCTATGGCTTGGCGAGACAACTACCGCGCCGCGACTTTTCGCGGCGTGGGTTTTTTTGTGGCTACGGCAGATAGCAGTCATGGCCGGCGCCAGGCAGTTCACGAGACAGCACAGCGGGATGTTCCCTATACCGAAGACCTGGGTCGAAAGTCTCGGGAGTTCGGTATCACCGGTTACCTGCTGGGCAAGGAATACGATGTAGCCCGTGAAGAGCTGATCAAGGTCTGCGAACAAGCCGGCCCTGGCGTGTTGGTTCACCCGTACCGTGGTGAGCTGACAGTTGTCTGCCGAGGGCTCACCGTTAGCGAGTCTTCTGACGAGGGCGGCAAATGCACGCTCTCCATGACGTTCCTCGAGGCGGGCGAAGCGTCCTACCCGTCGGCCAAGGTCGACAGCGTAAACGCGATCAGCGCCAAGGCTGGCGAGGTCACTGAGGCTGGCAAAGAAAACTTTGTTGCTGACTTCCTCACGAAGGGTTACCCGTCTTTCGTGGCTGAGGCGGCGACCACACAAATTAAGGGCCTCAGCGATTTTCTAAGCTCGCCTGAGTTCATTGTTTCAAGCGACATACAGGCAGTGTCCGACTACTACGACAAGGTCAAAGGCATCGGGTCTGACGCGTTCAATCTGATCCAGGCGCCGTTCGAGTTTGCCGGCCAGGTGGTCGACGCGATCAGCAGCATCCGCTCAGCCTTCGGCGGCAGCGCTTTCGGGATGCTGATGAGCCTGTACAACCAGTATTTCCCAAGCGACGAAAATACACCCTCGGCGGGCACCCCAAGCCGGCAGCAGGTCGTGAAAAATACAAGTGCCGTTTCCGCTCTGGTGCGTCAGGTAGCCATTTCCGAAGCGGCTGTAGCGGCTGTCGTCACGCAGACGACAGAGGACGTTTCTAATGGCGGTACGAAAACCACCTCCGAGCCAACAAAATACGACAGCTACGAAGCGGCCATTGCGGTACGCACTGAGCTTGCCGATCGGCTGGACGAGGAGGGCGAGACGACCAGCAGTGATCCGGTCTATGTCGCGGTGACAGATCTCAGGACAGTAGTGGTACAGGCCGTTCCGGATCCCGAGCAGGACTTGCCAAGGCTGGCGACATTCTCACCGAGGCAGACGCTGCCTTCCTTGCTCGTCGCTTATCAGCTCTACGGCGACGCCAGCAGGGCTGACGACATCGTGTTGCGCAACGATCCCCGCCGCCCCGGCTTTCTGATTGGCGGGCAACCGCTTGAGGTTCTGGCAAATGGATGACCTTGAGCTGCTGGTCAATGGGATGAACTATGCGGGATGGACCCAGATCGGGGTCACGCGGGCAGTGGATGCTTCCTCCGGCGCGTTCACGGTGACGCTGACAGAGCGCTGGGAAGGGCAAGAGGGTCGGGGCGCTCAAGTCGAACCCTGGCCGATTCTCCCGGGCGACAAGTGCGAGGTTCGTCTTGGCGGCATCACGATGGTGATCGGCTATGTCGACATCTTCAAGCCTTCCTTCAGCGCCAATGACCACACCATCAATATTCAAGGGCGAGACCGAACGTCGGACCTGATCGACTGTAGTGCCGTGCACACCCCTGACGAGTGGAAAAACATCGACCTGCTGCGCTTTGCCCAGGTACTGGCGAAGCCATTCGGCGTGGGGGTTTCGGCTGATGTCTCGGTGGGGGAGCCATTCTCTGTGTGCAAGCTGCAGCAGGGCGAAACCGCATTCGAGGCAATCGCGCGCTACGCCAAGCAGAGACGCCTGTTGCTGACGACGGATCGCGCCGGCGGCTTACTTATCACCCGTGCGGGCAATAAGCGCGCATCGGTTGGCTTGGTGCAGGGCGAAAACATCCTCAGCGCCTCAGGCAGCATCGATCATAGCCAGCGGTTCCGCAATTACCTGGTCAAGGGGCAGGCTGCATACAACCCCTACAGCGAGGGCGCAACAGAGGCGCATATCGAAGGCGGCGCCACCGACAGCGGGATCACTCGCTACCGACCCATGCTTATCGTTGCTGAGGCTGGAGGATCGAATGCCAGCGCACAGGAGCGGGCCACTTGGGAGGCAAACAGCCGGCTTGGCAAGTCGGCATCAGCTTCCATTACCGTTCAGGGCTGGCGCCAAACACCGGGCGGCCCTCTTTGGGAGCCCGGAATGTTGGTTCAGGTCAAGTCCCCGTGGTTGCGCATGGACGGGCAAATGATTATCCGCCAGGCCACCTACGAGCGGGGCGAGGGCGGTACCACAACGAAACTCGACATCGTGAGCCCCCAGGCCTTCTCGCCAGAACCCCCAGACTCCAAAAAAGGGAAGAGTGGCAAGAAAGGCGGACGGAACATTTGGGCGGAAGCCATCGGGGAAGAGGACAAAAAAGATGGTTAACCCACTTCGCGACCTCACCAGCCGCGTGATGATGATGTTTGGTCGGGGCGTCCTGCGCGGCGTCAACGATGCGAATGGCCGGCAACAGTTGCAGGTTGAACTGTTGAAAGGTGAGTTGCGCGATGGTGTCGAACACATGCAGAACTACGGTTTCACCAGCCACCCAACCGGCGGTGATGTGGCGGCGGCTTCGATTGGAGGGAACCGAGAGCAGATCATCGTGCTGGTGGTAGATGACCGCCGATATCGGATCCCGTTGCAGGCCGGTGAGGTCGCCATGTACGACGACCAGGGCAACAAAATCGAATTGCTGCGCGACATGGTGAAGGTCACGGCCGTTCAGCATGCGGAGGTAAAGGCCCCGACAATCAAGTTGATCGGTGAGATTGAGTTGGTCGGCAACGTGAAGATTCAGGGGAACATTGATTCCAACGGCACAGTTACAAACAAGGGGAAAAACATCGGCAGCACCCACCAGCATGACGGGGTGTTGGTCGGATCCGCAAACACGGGAGCGCCCATTTAATGGCCGATGCCGCAATGGTGATGACTGAGTTCGGCGGAGACCTGGTGCTTTTCGGTTTCGACCTTGAGCGCGATGACGGATTGGAGACGGCTGTGATCATCAGCCTATTTACCGACCGCCGGGCGAGTGCAGAGCAGATCCCCCCAGAGAACGAGCAGGACGACCTGCGCGGTTACTGGGGCGACATCAACAACGCTTCCGCGACCGACCAAACAGGGTCCCTGCTTTGGTTACTTGCGCGAGAAAAACAACTGCCGCAAACGCTGAGTCGCGCCGAGCAATATTGCCGCGAGGCCTTGGCCTGGATGATTGATGACGTGGTGGCCACGAAGATCGAAGTCACCGCTTCGTACTACTCGCAAGGCGTGATGCTGCTGGAAACCGGTATCTACCGGCCCGACGGCTCCGTCGTCCGCTATCGATACAACTATGAATGGTCGGCCCAGGCCGGCAAGAGGGCGGCCTGATGCCATTTGTTCGACCAACATTACCGGAACTCATTGACCGGGTTACTACCGACATTAGCGGCCGAGTCACGGGCGTTCAAAGCGCCGTGCTTCGCCGATCGTTACTCGGCATCATCGGCAGGTCCGAAGCCGGCGCTGTGCACATGCTCTACGGCTTCCTTGAATGGGCCGCCAAGCAAGCAATCATCGACACTGCTGAGAAGGAATACCTCGAGCGGTGGGCGGCGATCTGGAAGGTGTTCCGCAAGGCTGCGGATTACTCGACTGGGCCCGCGTTGTTGCTTGGTGCGGTTGGCTCAACGGTGCCGGCCGGAACGATTCTCCAGCGACAAGACGGCGTGCAGTACCGGGTCTTGGCTGATGGAGTTTTCACCGGTGCCACGCTGCAGCCTGAGATTGTGGCGGTTGATGCTGGCGCCAATGGTGATGCGCCGGCGGGCACCCCGCTGTTTCTTTTATCGCCCGTGGCTGGGGTGCAATCAACTGGCTCGGCGGCCGCTGATATTGACGGTGGGCTTGATGTTGAGACCGACCCGCAGTTGCTCAATCGCCTGCTTAAGAGAATTCGGCAGCCCCCTCACGGCGGCGCCTCTTCAGATTATGAGCTTTGGGCGCTCGAAGTGGCTGGCGTTACCCGGGTGTGGGTTTATCCGCTCCAGATGGGCGCGGGCACTGTGACGGTGCTGTTCGTCTGTGACGGAGAGTCGAACATCATTCCGGATGCCGCCAAGGTAGCAGAGGTGCAGTCCTACATTAACGAGCGAGCACCCGTAACAGCTGAAGTGTTTGTTGCTGCGCCGGTTCCGGATCCGTTGGACATGGCAGTGAAGCTTTCCCCTAACACCGCTGTCGTCCAGGCAGCAGTACGAGCCGAGGTTGCCGACCTTATTGTTCGAGACGCGAAGCCTGGCAGCCCGACGCTGATAAGCCGATTGCGCGAGGCCGTCTCCATAGCTGCTGGCGAATCCGATAACGCCATCACGTCCCCGACGGCAGACGTTGCTCACGCAACCGGGCATATGGCGGTTCCGGGCACCATTACTTTCTCCAGCTTCACATAAGGAGGCGAAATGCCAACAGCTGCCGACTACCTGGAGCAGCTGAAAACGCTGCTGCCTCCTGGCCAGGCCTTCCCTCGTGAAGCCGGCACCACGCTTCACAGCCTACTTGATGGGATGTCGATTGAACTGGCGCGAGTAGATGCCCGTGGCGAAGCGCTGCCCCTGGAGGCGATCCCTTCCAGCTCCAGCGAGCTGCTGGTTGACTGGGAGCGGGTCGCCGGTCTGCCCGACAAGTGCTCTGGTGTACTGGAGGAAACGCTGCAAGGACGGAAGAACGTTTTGCTGGCAAAGCTTTCAAGCACGGGCGGCCAGTCCGCCCCTTATTTCATTGAGTTGGCGGACTCTCTCGGCTATGTCGTAACCATTGAGCAATTCCGGCCTTTCCGAGTTGGGCTCTCCCGGGTAGGTGACGCACTCACCAACGGCGACTGGGTATTTGCCTGGCGAATAAAGGCGCCTGCCGTGACCGTAACAAGTTTCCGCGTCGGCCAGTCAGCAGTGGGCGAGCGCCTGCGCACATGGGGCAATGACACCCTCGAATGCAAAATAAATCAATTGAAGCCCGCGCACACCATCGCGCTCTTCGCCTACGGAGATTAACGCATGCACAGAATTGATGGGCCAGGGGCGACGCCTGAGAATATGTTTACTGACGGCGATCCAGTCGCTGGCACTCCAGCCACCGTGGTCACGGATGACTTCATGAATGATGTTCAGGAAGAACTCATCGGCCTGTTGACTGCCGCCGGCATAACGCCGGTGAAGGGCACCCAAGACCAAGTGCTGAAGTCGCTGGCAAAGCTACTTCAGGTTCAGAAGCTCACCGCTTTTCCTGCGGCGGGCACCGCAACTGCACTGACCTTGGCACCGAGCCCCGCCATTGATGGGTACGAGGCAAACCAGAGCTTTCGAGTCAAGTTCAGCCTTGCAAGTGGCGCAAACCCTACTCTGAACGTTTCCGGGAAAGGGGCCAAGGCTCTGAAGCAGTACGACTCGACTGGCGCCAAGGTGGCGGCTTTGTTTGCGGCGGGCCAACTGTCTCTGGTCGAATATGATGGCGTCGACTGGGTTCTGCTTGATCAGCTACCAGCTGCGTCAGATCTTTTCAATACTGCACGGGTCGATGTGGCATCCGCTGGAACAGTAAATCTGACTACTGCCGCCCCATCTACTCGCCACATTAATATCACTGGGTCGACGACGATTTCTGGTTTCACTGTTGCAGCAGGGCAGTGCTATTTCGTGAGGTTTGACGGGGCACTGCAGCTTACCAACAGCGCTACCCTAGTGACCCAGTCTGGAGGAAACATCCTCACTCAGGCTGGCGACACTTGCATGCTCCGCGCTACATCTGCCAACAGTGTTGAGGTCCTCTGCTACACCAGGTCCCCCAAGAGCGGTTGTACTGCCTGGGTGTCTTGGAACGGCACTGGCACCGTTGCTGTGCGGGATAGCTACAACGTTTCCAGCATCACCGATAATGGCGTTGGCGATTTTACCGTGAACTTAGCTACGCCAATGACAAATGCTAACTACAGCTTTACCTATACAGTTGGTGGAGTCGGTAACGTGATGAACATGGCCAGCGGCGCCTTAGTCGCTCCAACGGTTTCTGCTCTTCGAGTTACTAGTGTGAGCGCTGCCGGCACCGGTACAGGCGCGAACTTCAATATGACGGACTTCCCAATTAACAATGTTCAGATATTTGGAGGGAAATAATGGCTAAGCGGATTGTGTATCAGTTGCTGGGTGATCCGGTTGCATCTATGACGCCATGTGAGTGTGGCCTGACCATCACGCAGATCGGGATCAAGGACGTTCCCGTTGGTGTTTCCTTCTGGATCGTGGACGAGTCGATGATCCCCCTTGATCCTGATGAACGATTGGAGTGGGTGCTCGATAAGGACCAGTTGGGAAGTCCGTCCGGGGTTGGCGGGAGCGAAGAAACCTAGTCCTCAACCATCGAATGCCGATACCGCTCCACGCGGTTTTTTTGTGCCCGGAGAAAGCCATGCCGATTACCGAGCAGCAGTTGCTGCAGATCCTCCCGAACGCCGGCCGCAATGCCGGCGTTTTTGTTCCTGTGCTGAATGCCGCCATGGGCAAGTACGGGATTGTCACGCGCCCGCGTATCGCGGCGTTCATCGCCCAGGTCGGGCACGAGTCGGGCCAGTTGCGCTACGTGCGCGAGATTTGGGGGCCGACGGCGCAACAGGCAGGTTACGAGGGGCGCGCTGACCTGGGCAACAAAGTTCCGGGTGACGGCTTCAAGTACCGTGGCCGGGGCCTTATCCAGATCACCGGCCGGGCGAACTATGCGGCGTGCGGTGAAGCGCTGGGCCTGGACCTGGTCAATCAACCCACGCTGCTGGAGCAGCCGCAGTACGCCGCGATGTCGGCGGCCTGGTTCTGGTCTACCCGTGGCTTGAACACCCTGGCAGATCAAGGACAGTTCGCGAAGATCACCCGGCGCATCAATGGTGGGCTCACCGGCCAGGACGACCGCCAAGCGCTGTACGACAAGGCGCTGAAGGTTTTACCGTGAGAATTATTGTCGTGGGTCGTTGGGGCGGGCTGCAGCGAAAAAGCAACCCGCTTATGGGGTGACCTTCAAGCTCTACTTGCCTTTAGGTGGCGCGTTTCCTCGTCCGCCACCGGAAGGATTACCAGTAGTGCTTGGCAGATTAGGAATGGCCGGTGCTTTCGGCGCACCTCCTGCGCCGCCGCCACCTTTGCTAGATGATCCCGAACTGCTCTTACTGCCTGCCGACTTGGACATGACTATCTCCTGATTACGACTCAGTGGGACTGCAGGGAGACTTTAGTCCAACTGTTGGCATGCGCTCGAAAATTGAAGGCTACCCTCTGGAGATGCCTTAGAGGCTTGGCTGACAGTCAGTCAATTTTTAGCATCTGTGCGAGCAGCGGATCATTCGATCCCAGGATTGCGGCCTGTACATCGACGAAATACATCCCTCCTGTTATCTCGCCGATGATCTCGCCTTCTTCAATCCATTTCTTCAACTGCTGCAGACTTGGTTTATTGCCGATATATCGCAGCTTTCGATACTCACCGACTTCCATGAGCCTCGGCAGTTTTACGGTTATTTGGGACAGGATTTTCATAATTCGATGGCTCGTCGAGCTGCTTCTACTCTTTCGATGAGAGTACTGCCGGTAGTTCTTCTCACAAGCTTCTCGGGTTCTTGGTACTGCGAATTCGCATCTACGTAGTAATTACGCCCGTGCTTGATAGGTTTAGGTGTAATGCGGCCTTCGCGGGCCCATTTGCGCAGGGTATTCGGGCTAGGCGGCGTTTTAAAGTGGTCAGCAGCCCATTCTGCGAGAGTCAATTTGGTCATGAGTTCACCTGCCATTAGGCTAATGTCGGCCGTTATTTTAGTCTGAGCTCAGGGCTTTTCTTCTGAGCCGTCTGGCCTCCCAGGCGACTGATTACGACTTGGCTTAGCACTTTTGGGATGCCGTCACCTCCCACGACAAATCCGAATTGTTGCTCCTGTAACCATCTGATTTGAGCGCTCGGCTTTTTATAGCCAGTGAGCTCTGCGACCTCGTCCTTCGTTAAAAACATCGGGGTTCTCCAGGCGCGATATCTGACAAGACTACATCTTTCCACTCTGCTCGAGGCGCGCCAAGCCCTGTTTGATATGCCCGGCGTTCTCGCCGATCGTCGCCAGGGCGCCTCGGATATTTTCGTCCACGAACGCACCGCCATTTCGGTTGGCCCACAGTGACAACTCCATGATGGCCGCCTCTAATGCGAGCTGGTTCTCATAGATGCGTTCAAGGGTGTCGGGTAGCGAGTATTCTTGGTGTGACATAGCTCTTGCTCCAGTCGTTGAGCTGGAAGCGTAGCCCACCGCCACACTAGGGAGTTGGCAAACACCAGGCAAAGAAAAGCCCGCGATGGGGAAGGCGGGCTTAAAGGGATTTTCACTAGGAGCTGGGGTAACCATAGGTCCTCTACAGTGAAAAGGTTGTGAAAGGTGGTGTTCAGTAGGACGTAGCGATTGCCTTAGCCAGTTGCATGTCAGACATCAGTGGTGAGCTGTAGGTCGAGCGATAGTACCTAGATGCTTGCTCAAACTGAGCGCCCCGAATCTCGCCTTCTGATCCGATGAACGCAAGGGCGTCAGCCTTTGCAGGCTTGAAGTTTTTCACGGCCGCCGCTGAAAGCCCAGTGGTTGCGGAAAGGATCAGGGTTGGGGCTAACGTTATCATGAACATCGATTTTTCATAGGAATGGTCGGTCCTCTCATTAGCATGAGCGCCGACCGATAACGTGATGGCGGCTGCCGTAATCTTCCATGAGTGCATTCTTGGTGCTTCCATTGCGATCAGAGGGGCTAACATAGCAGAGCTGTGGCTCGCCAGAAACAAGAGGCTAGGCGCAGGGCTCGGCACTCGATGCGAGTTTCCATGCTCCTTTGGCTGAGCTCATTGCGCTGGGTGTGCGATGAGGTCAATGAAGATCTGAGGAAAAAAGCGCCCTGGCCGCCTCGTCCAGTAGCCTATCGATCTCAACCAGCTCGGCCTCTTTGATATCAATCGCGCTTATGTAGGCGCACGCCATGAACTGCAGCAGTTCAGGGTCTGAAATCTTCGCAAACTCATCTTTCAGGTCGGGACGCTGGCTGAGTAGGAGAGCGCGTATCTCTTCTGCGGTTTTCGACTTTTCCATGGGTATTCCCTCCAAATCTCAGCTCGATTTTACCCCATGAGAATGCGTAGTAATGGCCGCTGATCGCCAGATTGCTGAAGGGCAAGGCAGATACAAGAAGTCCGGCGCCGTGGACGGCTAGGAAGTGGCTGTCAGAGGGAAGTTGCGATCGCCTGGGCCAGTTGAGCGTCCGACATCAGCGGTGGGGCATTGGTTGCGCGGTAGTACCGAGAGGCTTGCTCAAACTGGGCACCTCGTATCTCGCCATCCGAACCGATAAAAGCCAAGGCGTCGGTCTTGGCTGACTTGAAAATCTTAGGCGGCTCGGTCGTGAGAGATGTAGTCGCCCCAATTAAAATGGTTGGCGCGGAGATTGTGAGAAATATCGCGGCAGCGATAGGGTTGGCGCCATCGCCTGACACGGCCTGTGTGCTGACCGATGCCAGTAGGGCGATTGCCAGCGTCTTCCATGAGTCCATTCTTCGTTGCTTCAATTGCGATCAGAGGGCGCCACGATAGCAGAGCATGGCGCTTGCCAGAAACAAGAAGCCCGGCGCTGGGCCGGGCTTATTAGTGGCAGTCACGCCATACCTTCGCGAGATGTGAAAGGTATCTCATGACCGCTGGGTTTCGGGCGGAACCGTGCGCATCGGGGCAAAAGAAAGCGAGTATTTGATACGAGTCCTCCTCTAGCTCCCCCTGTACGTAGACCAGCGCTGCATCTTCGTTTGGTCTGTTTCTGTCACATGTTCTGTAGTATTGGGCTACGTTCTGCCTGAAAGACCCAGGCGGAAGCTTGATATGGATGTGGGAAAGGTGAGCGTCAAGGGCGGCTTGGGGTTGGGTATATGGTGCATCCCTACCGAAATACAGGGGCACATTCAGACGATCCGAATCAATATACGACTTGAAATCGCGAGCAATGTTCGAAGAAAGCCTTGGATACTTTAGATCGATAGGCTTGAAAAATTCATCGAATGTTGCAGGGTTGAAGTCTACTGAGCAGGACATCCATTCCCTTATGCGATTATCGCCATGCGGGCACTGGTATGATCCGCCAGAGCCTTCAATCCTTCGAAATTAATCCCTGTGTCTACATAAGCATGAACTGCTACTGCCTGCTTGTGCAGATTTTCAAGCTGTACCAGACGCCCTCTGACACCGGCCACTACACGCCTAAAGGCTGTGTGTGCTGAAACAACGTCTGATGGGGGAGTGCTTGTGGCGAGTGCTGACTCGAGACCCCTGACGGCATGGACGAGTTCAGATATGCGGGCGAAGTCCTGGCGCGAAGCATCACCTCTTTTCAGGGTGGTGCGCACAGCTTCAGAAAAAATCACATCTAGCTCCTTCCATCCGATGGTCAGCTGGATGAGCGTCTCTCGAATTTTGACAAGCGAAGCGTAGTTGCAGGCAGTCTCAAATTGAGAGACGGGCTTAACGTGATTTGCAGCTTCCGCATAATTCCCGACTAACGCCATAGCGGAAAAAAGCATCTGCATAGAAATGTTGCGGTAATCCACGATAGGCCTCCTTACGCTCACTATCCCTAATCGGCAAAAGTAGCCATTTCTTTAGGGTGACGGTTAGACGGCAGCGTCTGCCGAAAAAGTCACAGCGCGATGATACGTCAATCGAAAACAATTTCCGACTGGTAAAGAAGGGGGATTAGACGACTGGCAGCGTAAGAGAATGCTTACACGAAAAATCAGAGAAATAGGGTTTCTCGAACCGGCGCCAAGCCTTGGAATTGCTTGAGCAATGATGCCCTGCGTGCTTTGATGTCAGCCGCTCGCACTATAGAAGTGATTCAGCGCTATCAGCTCAACCACAGCCACGATGGTGCAGAGCACAACGAAGCCAGGGCTGAAGACTCGTTTTCGACCTGATGAGCCCCAACAACTAGGACCCGCGTCTGAAATGAAAGGAAGCACCATGAGCAACGCCAGCCATGCCCAGACCCAAAACTTGCTCCAGAAGCGCTGCTCTCGCCATGCATTCATTTGCGCTGTTCCGCAGCCCGACTTATCCGGCCGTCCTTAACCTCTTCCTCATACGCAACCAGATTGTCCTCGGTTTCCTGAAACGAGAACGCGATCTTCATCAGTTCGTTGGCACCTTCCTCATCGCCGGCGGCCTGCATTCGTTTGGCTACGCCGAACAGATCAACGCCTGCCCACTTTAGGGTAGCCGCAGCCTCTTTCAGGTCGCGGCGCAGCTGCTGGTTGGGCTTGGTGAGTGGCATGGTCAGGTATCTCGTTTAGCTCGTCCAGTCAAAATCCATTGCACAAAGCGTCCGGTGATCTTGTCATACAGAACTGACATGAAGAGTCCTATTATCACAAGGTAGGTACCGTAAAAGACCGCCGGGTACTGCCTGATGCGATATTTATTCCAGCTGATCACATCTAGCCATCGCTCAAAAAAACGGTCCGGACTCAGGTAGCGTCCGCCCATATCGTAAAGACCAGTCGATAGGATAATCAGGCCGACCAGCAATAGAACAATACCTATGCGCTTTGTGACGGTATTTGTGAAATCTTCCACGCTGGCCTCCTATCAGCTCACCTCGCCACGCGACTTTCAGTCTTCAAGCGGCCATTTTGCTGTCATTTAAAAGGAGCCAAGATCACGCTCGGGGACCTGCGGTGAGAACGCCGTTCTTCCACAAACGAAAACTCGTACTGCCTGGCGTGCTTTCCCTTGCATGGCGGAAAGCGACATTCGTCGTTTCTCCCTCCAGCAGATGATATGCCAAAAAGGTTTGAGCGAACTGGGAAGCGACTGCTCCGTGGACGCTGTGGAACGGGCCAATGAAGTGGCTGCTTATAGCCATCTCAGACAGGGCGCCGCCGATCACTTGGTAGCCTGTTTGGCAACAAAGAGAGATGAAAATCTTTCTTGGTGCCCCTCTAACTTTCAATGTTTCTTCAATTGCTTCAGGCGCCGCCCAGCCATCATTTGCAAATTTTATTCCTTGCTGGCTACCGTGCCCGATCAATATTACATGTGAATAATTTCTTTGCTCTGCTTGCCAAATCGTCTTGAGTTCTTTTAGTGATCTTATCTTGTACGCCCTTACGTAATCGTCAGGGACAAGAAGTCGGCAGTATTGAAGTACAGATTTTGCTAGAGGGTCTAAGAGAGTAGCCTCAGTCTCCAGGTCACCAATAGTTAGTATGAGTATTCCAATATTTTTATGGCACAGACTTGTTCCGATCCATTCGGATGTGGCACCGCCTCGCAAGTTCACTTTGATTCTCTTGTTGGCAACACCAGCTACTGTGGTCTCCCAAAATACTGATGGTAGATCGTCTATGCCGATCCGAGAGCTCGGGACGAAAACCTTATCACCAACAGCGAAACGTCCTGCCATAACTGCTCCTTGGTTACCCGAATGGCCTATCCTTTCGACTGGCCTGAGGATGGCATTATGCATTTCTGAGCGTCTAGCGCCCAAAGATTTACAGCTTTAGAGCCAGAGTCGCTTTCAGCTGAAGGCATCCATCGGCCCTAGACCATCGCTATCACTGTCCAGTCACTGTGCTCCATCTGTTTGGTAATCCACATCTGGTGCTCTCCGGCAGCAACATCATCGACGCGTAGGTGTGCAGGGGGGCGAAGGGAGGCCCTGCTACTCGATTGCATGATCACGTGTAGTGGTTACCTTGACATGGTGGTGCCGAGAGACCGACTGATCGCGTCGATCTCTCGACGCCAGTGCATCACTTATTCCAGTTGTCGATAATCCACTGAAGAATTTCTGTCCGCTTCTGAACGGTCCCAGGAAGCTTGGTTTTAATCAGGCGTTCCGCGTGGAGCGCCTGAGCTTTGGATGTGCAACTGCTGTTCAGAAAGCGCAGGACTTCATACCCCTCGTCACGGTCGACCTTATCCCGGTCCAGCTTGCCGATGTAATTGGGGTTATCGCCTTGGTCTGCCGACCAGGTGTATTTGTAGACCAAGTCACTCTTCGTGATTACAGACATATCCTTTCCTTGAAATGGCGGGCAGAGAATTCTGCGCCAAGCCGAGGTTCTTACGGATTCATCAGATTTTGCAATACCTCCTTGGTATGGAGTTGCGGCAACTCGCGCAAAACCTACGCTGCAAGCCACGGCTTTACGTTTGCATAAGCACAAAAAAGCAGTTGCTTTGCCCCTGCCTGAATGCCCTGTTATCCTTTTAAAACAGTTACTTAGATGGATAAAGTCCCCAGCATGGGGTGCTAGGGGTCGAGTGTTCGAATCACTCCGTCCCGACCATATAATTCAAAGGGTTGCGAGATTTTATCTCGCGACCCTTTTTTATTTTTGGTCGTTTTTACCCCTGCAAAACCACCGGCTCTGGGTGGAATCCTCACGGCTTCCGCGTGGGGGGACGCAGGCTTTGGCGCTCAGCCAAACTTCATAAGTTCGAATGTAGGTGATGTTGGTGACCCAAACCTTATGGGGTTCCACGATATCAAACGGGCGCCTCAGCAAATTGGGTGAGGCGACCGCTGGCTTACCACCGTACTTGCCAGGGCGGGGTCGATAACCTATCTGAGAACGCAGACCTTCAAGACGCATCAGCCTCGCCACACGATGACGACCACAATCCTCAACTACCTCGCGCGGATCGTCATGGATTTTGCGATAGCCATAAACGCCGCAGCTCTCCAGCCAGGAATGCTTGATCAAACCCAGTAATCGCTGATCGTCTTTAGCGCGTGCAGATTGCGGCTCAGACAGCCAGGCGTAATAAACGCTGGGATGGACTTTCAGCGTCAGGCAAAGCCGTCGAATGGAATAGTCGTCCGCGCGCTGCTTGATAAAGGCGTACTTTAGCCGCACTCCTTGGCAAAGTTCGCGGCGGCCTTTTTTAAGAGGTCTCGCTCTTCAGTAACGCGCTTGAGTTCTACGCAGTACAGCGTGTCGATCATCGTTTTGCTGTCGTTCTTCTAGATGTTTGCTGTAGCGCTTTATCGAGGAATAGAGGCTATGCGTCGACACACCAAGACGTGCTGCCACATCAGCGACAGGCAGCATCTTTTCGGTCACCTGAATTGACCGCTTGGATTTTGATTTCTTAGGGATAATGTGGGTTGCTCATGGCACCTCCTAATTGGCCTCAGTTTAAGGCAAAGAGATGTCTACGAAACTCGGCGCGATTCAAGCTTCACGAGCCGCTACAACACACGGCTTGTGAAACTCGATCGGGATTTACGGTAAGAGTCCGAGCGCTTGCCTCATTCAGATGAACGCCATATCCGCCTCGTCGTTGGGCAGCGCCTCCGCTCGATACGAGACGTCTACACGTGAGCTTGGCGGCACCTCAGTCAAGGTAACCTCGATTCCCACAGTCCGAAGTGCATGCACAATGACCTCTACAGTTGCGTCAAGGCTGGCAAGGCCATCCCAAGAAACTCTTGATTCCCAAGCATCGCGTAGTGCTGCTGCCGGGTGCAGCGCAGCGTGCGCTTGTTGACTCACGAATTTCAGATAGTCGTCACGGGTGCGCAATGGCTCGGCGGGTACGTGCTCGCACAGAATATGGCCGGCCATCGCGCTCTGGGACATGATGCCTCGACCGAATTCGGTCGTTTGAACCATGCACTCCACATCGGACGGAACAGCTGTGTTGTGAAATGTTCTAATAATATTCAGCTCAATTTAAATAACCCATCTACGACTACAGTTTCTGCTAGTCGCTTACGAAGGTCGGCATCTATAGCCTCGTCGTCAGGGCGATAAAGACGTACACGCTTATATGCTTCAATGCGATTAATCTCTTTCCCTAAATAGTCCCACACTACCCTGGAGCAAGCGGGGGTGCGCTGATCTCCAGATGAAACGCCTATTTTCAATCCGTTAAGTCGTGTGACGCGGCTTTTATAACTGGGTACGATTATTGTTTGAGTTATTTCATTTGAAGTAAGGGTTTCATAGTCTACGAGGAAGAAACGTCCCTTTAGGCTATATGCCACGCCTTGGTAGGAGTAACGATCACCGTCATCACTTTTAATGCTAAAGTTCTGAAGTCTTTCATTGCGGGTATAAATATAGCTTTCGGCCTCTTCTCTAAGGTGAATCAATGAGCAGAGATAATGACCTGGCGACGACATCGAGTGATAATATTCGTGATAGTAGCCTACGTACTCTCCAATATCATCGGAAGATTGTTTTTGTAAGTGGTCAAATATTTTTTGCGCCACCGTTTTACTTTCTGACGATTTTCTAGAGTTGGTGCCAGCAATTATCTCGCTGAATTTTTCGGTAGGTAAGTTAATTTCAAATTCTTCCACGCCAAAAAAATCACAAATTCGTTTAAAATTATACGGAGATGGTACGCTTTGCCCATTTAAGTATTTATTGAATTGTGCTCGATTGATGTCCAGGCGGCGGCAAACATCAGCAATTGACGCGTAGTGCTTGCACAACAACTGCAGGTTTACTGGTAAGGAGTCACTCATGTTGCCGCTCTCCGAAGTGGCGCTATTTGGCGCTAGTGTCGCATCATATAGCGCCATCTTCAAGCAGGCAGCGAAATTGAAGTTGTCACGCCGTTTGGTCAACATGTTAGTCGCAGGCCGGAAGCATAACGCGCTCCAGTTCCACTTGGGTTCTCTACCAAAAAATAATTAGCGAGGACACTCCTATGCTTGAATTAATCAACAATTTTCTATCAGGAACGTTACTCATATTGCTTGTCATTGGGCTTGGAGGTTATTTCACGATCCGCTCGAGGTTCGTCCAAGTTCGATACTTCTTGCATATGTTTGCCGTATTTAAACGTAGTCTCGGCAGCAGCGTTGGACACCTCAGCTCATTTCAAGCGTTGATGCTAAGTCTTGCCGGTCGAGTCGGGGCGGGAAATATTGCTGGAGTGGGAGTGGCGATTACGCTCGGTGGCCCTGGCGCAGTTTTTTGGATGTGGGTGGCCGCATTCATCGGAATGTCCAGTAGCTTCTTTGAGTGTACGCTGGCTCAGCTTTATAAACGCTGTGATTCCGAAGGTATGTACCGCGGCGGGCCATCCTATTACATACAATATGGCTTGGGTAAACGATGGCTCGGTATGATTATGGCCGTTTTTATCCTGGTAACATTCAGTTTTGCTTTCAACGCGGTTCAATCTCATGCGGTTACGCACTCACTAAATAATGCTTTTGGTATAAGCGTTGACTATACCGGATTTGTTTTAGCTGTCTTGGTAGGAGTAGTGTTTGTTGGTGGTATCAAGCGAATTGCGCGGGTCGCTGATCTGCTAGTTCCTATAAAGACTTTGACCTATGTAGCTATCACTATATACGTGATAGTTGTACAGTTTGATCATGTGCCTCTCATGTTGTTGACCATTGTCAAAAGCGCGTTCGGCTTGGATCAAACCTTCGCTGGAATGATTGGTGCCGCAATAGTAATGGGTGTAAAGCGAGGTGTTTTTGCAAACGAAGCAGGTCTAGGTAGTGCGCCAAACGTCGCTGCTGTAGCTCAGGTGAAACATCCAGTTGCCCAGGGTGTTGTTCAAGCATTCAGCGTGTTCTTGGATACGTTCGTCATATGCACTTGCACTGCGTTGCTTATTCTCCTTTCGGGTATTTATGCTCCGGGATTTGAGGGGGATGGGCTGGTGCTCGCTCAAAACGCTCTCGCGGCTGTGGTAGGTGATTGGGGACGCATGTTTATCAGTGTTGCTCTAGCGCTATTCGTTTTTACTTCAATACTTTATAACTACTACCTCGGTGAGAATAGCCTGCGCTATCTGCTGGGTGAGAATAAGAAGGCTGTAGCTGTATTTCGCGGACTTGTTCTTGTACTGATTTTTTGGGGCGGAGTGGAAAATCTAAGTGCGGTATTCGCTTTTGCAGATATAACCATGACGCTGGCCGCTTTGGTCAATCTCACTGCAATGGTATTACTGTTTAAAGTTTGTATGCGTGTGCTCAACGATTACGATAGCCAACGTTCGATGGGTATTGCCGTGCCGGTATTTGATTCAAGCAAATTTGATGATCTCGATCTGGATTTGAATGCTTGGCCCAACGATATGAGGTCGTCACTACCCGCAACTGCTGGGACTACTCAGGTGAAAGATACATCTCGCACTTTGGATATAGCAATGGATAAGGCTAAATGACGATCACTAATAGAAACTACGTTGAAAAACCTAAACTTGGCATTATTACAGGTTCAGGCCCGGAGGCGGGTATGGATATGTGGGCTAAGTTACTCCAGGAAAATCGGCGTCGTATGGGCTCGGCATTCAGGGGTGACTTGGACGCTACCCCGGTCGTCATAGTTTCTGATCCAGAGCTTGGTTTATCCATGGAGTTAGAGTTAACTGAGCGCCAGGTGTGGTCGGCATTGCTCGATGATATTTATCAGTTGGATGGGCGGGTCAGCGCTTTCAGTATTGCCTGCAATACTCTGAATTTATTTGCCGATAGAATTGGTGGTTTGGATTTGAAAAGCAAATTCATATCCTTCTATGACGTGCTAGAGGGATATTTTCGGAGGGCAGGGATTAGCAATGCCTGCCTATTAGGTTCTCGCCCAGTGGCCGAGCTTGGATCGTGGTCACCCTATAGATCATTAGCAGATGTTATGGACCTTGAACCAGTACCAGACACCCAAGAATTACACCAGTTGATTTATGATATTAAAACGCTTGGTTCTCAAGACGCGAGCCTTCGACCGCGATTCAGAGAGTTGTTAGCGCGCATCCAGGTGGATACCGTGATTTTGGCCTGTACTGAGCTTCCACTCATTTCGGACATTTCGACCGATAAGCATTTATTAGACGTAACGCAGCTCGTCGTTGAGGCGATGCTGGATTACTCTGCAGTAGAAGAAGTTGAGTGCGACTGATGAAGTCGAAGATCCTGGGC